AGACCATGGTTAAAAAAATATTATCACTTTATTTAATTTTATTTTTGATTTGTCCAGCAGTAGCAATAGCCGAAGGGCCAGTAGAAAAGGAACCCGAATATGATATTATTTCATTAGAAGCGGGGGCCCCAGCACCATTTACTGGTGTGTTACTATCGTTGGCTGCTGCAGCCAGAATTGTGGTCGATAAGAAATTCGAAGATGCATCGTGTGAGCTAAGGGTTGATTACGAGCTACACAGGCAAGAGGAACGGTTCCAACTACAATTGGACTATAAAGATATTGAGGTTACATCGTGGAAAGATAGATATGAATCCATGATGATTTTAAAAACATCCGAGAATGATAGATTACAGGAGTTAGTTTTAAAACAAAACCCAAACTCAGAACCGTGGCTGGTGGCCTTGGGGTTTGGAATTGGAACTTTGACATCGTTAGGAATATTTGCTTTATCAACTGAAATAGTAAAATGAGCCTACCCAGCGAATTTAAAACAAGATACCGACTAATACAATTCTTACTAGATGAAGGATTTACTCCTGGTTCTGGGGGCGGATCGACAACACCAGGGGGATCTAATACAGAAGTTCAATTTAATGATGAGGGTTCGTTTAATGGCTCCTCAAATTTTGTATGGGATGACGGCAACAGCCGTGTTAGTATAGTTGGAGACGTTTCTGCTTCGATTAATATATCAGCCTCAGCTTTTTATGGCGATGGGGCTAACCTGAGTGGGGTGACAGCTACTGCGTCCCCGGGCGGCTCGAATACCTATATACAGTTTAATCAAAACAGCTCGATGGCAGGAGACAGCGGGCTTGTATATGATGGCTCTGGTAGTTTGGCGACCACTAATCTTTCCTGTTCGGCCAATATTAGCGCCTCCATAGTTCATATATATAGAGAGATACACTTTTCACAGTCGTCCGCACACACTTCTAATTTCACTATTACATATCCGGACGTCCCTTGTTATCGGGTTGATACGAGTTCTGGGGTTGTCACTGCTTCTTTGCCTGCATTAGCTGCTGGTATGGAAGGGATGTGGCTCAATATTAAAGATGTGGGACTTAGTGCCTCAACTAATAATGTGGTGGTAGCGCCGAATGGCAGTAACACAATTGATGGCGCCAGCAGTTTAAAGATTCAGGCTGACGCGGGCTCTGTCGGGCTGCAGGCAGATCCTGACTCAGCCAACTGGTATATCATTTTTACGGCCAGCTAGGGGAAAGAAGATGGGATTAGTATTACAAAATGATACATGGAAACTCCAGCCAGACGGCTGGGAGGAAACCTATTCGATCGATTTTGCCGATTATAATAGTAGTGGCGAAATGGCCACGGACGATACCATCAGTATTAATGGTGTTACGTGGACTGCGACTGCTGACCGTGGTACCGTTGAAGTTTCGCCGGGCAGCGGCCTTCTTATTGTCGCCGGGAGCAGTAGCGATATGTGGGGGGGCAACTTTTACATTCCACGTTTGACGGCTGATGTAAGTGACATGATACCGAGCCTGAACGCTCAAGACGTTATATGCATGCAGTGGGTTCAAAGTTATCCAGAAGCTGTCCCAGCAGCTAATTAACGCTCTGGAACGGTGGTCAAAAGTGGAATCCTTTTAGAGGGACCGCCAGCGATCTTCGAGTCAGCATAGGAGCCAGCGATGAATATAATGTATTTGAGGTAGTGTGGTATTTTACGGGACAGGCGATGGTTACTTCCTCTCCGGATGCTGGTGTAATAACACTGTCAGCCCCCCTCGTTGCGGATTCACAGCGCGCTTATTCGAGCTACATCGGCGCATATGCGCCCACAGAGTCTGAGTCAAATGTGACCGGCGCGGAGCTTTCAATTTCTAACACAAAAGCGATGTTTTATGCGATGAAAGTTGGTTCGGTGAACGACTTCTCGGTACTCACTACAAAATTTAGAATGTTTAGAACATCACTTGTATAGGAGAGAAACATGTTAGATCCAGCTAAACAAGAACACATAGCAAAACTAGAAAAAGCCATCTCGCAAAAATATGGCAATGAAGCCGTTGATAATCCCCGACGCTTTTGGTCCGACAAGAAAGAGAAGGAATACATTGTTCAATCTCAACAAGAGCAAAAGAAATTTGCCAAATTAGCTGAAACTCAAGACAAAGTAGAACAAGACGGATTTTTAATAAACAAAAAACTACTTACTAGAGACCATAATAGGACTTGTCCTGTTTGTGATAAATATTCTTTTCATCCTCGCGATGATTTGTATATGAATAAGTTTGAAGCTTGCTTTGGATGCTATATACAATGGGTTGAAGGAAGGGAAGAAAGATGGGTAACCGGCTGGAGACCGAATAAGGAAAAATAATATGGCAACAGTACTAGAAATTATTCAAGGAATTGCACAGGCCGCCGCCAATGCATATGATGGCGCTCACGAAGAGTCTTTACAGGCCGACGGACGCGCGCGTAAGGTGGGCCTGTCGCGAGAAGATGGTCATTATATTAATGATCGACGCGTAATGGATGGCTTTGGTGTAGTTTTTCATGGCCCTGTCTTACGAATAAAATATCAAGCTGAAGTAAGAATTAAAGATGTTAAAAATAATGGCTTTGAAAATGATATTAGCGACAAGCTGCGGGATATTGTAAAATTTCTTAAGAAAGAATATAAAGCTATTACCGGCAATACACTTACTTTAACGAAAGAAGGCGACCATCATATTTTAGTACAGCGCATATCTAACTATCGCACTGATTGTCAGGCTCATTGCGATTATCGTATTGGTGGCTTAACGGATGTAATTGAGATAAACGGAGGATCTGACGAGGATCGTTTAGATAAGGCAGTTAGAGATTGGCTTTCGCTGGGCCCGAAAAACAAGCGCCCCCCGAACGATACTCGCAAAGGCAAGTAGCAAATGTTATGGGAAGCACTCTCACTAAACAAGAGATATTAAGAGAAGTTATAAAAGCAGGTAAAGATCCTGCTTACTTCACAATAAATTATTGTCGTATCTCTCACCCTCAACGAGGACTAATCCCTTTTAAAGCATATAGTTATCAGGAAGAATTACTCAAAGACTTTAATGATTATCGTTTTAATATAATTCTTAAGGCACGTCAGTTAGGAATTTCTACAATCACGGCAGCTTATATTAGTTGGTTGATGCTTTTTCATCGGGACAAGAATATTCTTATTGTTGCCACAAAACTTCAAACAGCCACAAATCTTGTAAAGAAAGTGAAGGCAATTATTAAACATCTTCCGCCTTGGATGCGTATATCAGAAATTATTGTTGACAATAGAACTTCATTTGAGCTTTCGAATGGATCTCAGATTAAAGGGTCTTCAACGTCTGCAGATGCTGGTCGTTCTGAGGCTCTTTCTTTATTGGTGGTTGATGAGGCCGCTCACGTTGAAAAATTAGGAGAGCTATGGACTGCACTTTATCCTACATTATCGACCGGCGGCCGCTGCATTGCTCTTTCAACCCCGAATGGTGTTGGTAATTGGTTCCACCAAAGTTGTGTTGAAGCTGAGGCGGGCACAAATAATTTTCATATGACCACTTTGTTGTGGGATGTCCATCCAGATAGAGACAAGCAATGGTTTGAAAAAGAAACTAAAAATATGTCTAAACGCCAGATTGCACAAGAGCTGCAATGTAATTTTAATGTTTCAGGTGAGACTGTTATCCATCCAGACGATATCCAGTGGTATCTAGAGAGAACCACTACTCCCGTATATCGTACTGGGTTTGACAGAAATTATTGGATTTGGAAACAATATAGTCCAGAAAAACCTTATCTAATTGTTGCTGATGTTGCTCGGGGTGATGGAAAAGATAATAGTGCATTTCATATTTTTGAATTAGAAACAATGGAAGTGGTGGGCGAATATGTTGGCAAACCAACCCCCGATGATTTTGCAGATATTCTTTATAACGTTTGCGCAGAATATGGGAATCCAATGCTGGTTATAGAAAATAACAATATAGGCTACGCAGTACTTAAAAAGTTGTCGGATAAGGAGTATCCTAATCTATATTACTCAACAAAAGGCGATCATCAATATATCGACCCCATTACAGCACAGTGGCAATCAAATGTTCTTCCTGGATTTACAACATCTTCTAAAACAAGGCCCTTGATTGTTGCAAAGATGGAAGAGTTTATGAGAAATAAACTAATTAAGATTAATTCAAATCGTTTACTTTCTGAAATGAAAACATTTATTTGGAAGTCGGGCCGGCCAGAAGCCATGAGAAGTTATAATGATGATTTAATTATGTCATTTGCTATTGGATGTTGGGTAAGAGATACAGTGATTGTTGAGAGTCAAAAGAATGTGGAATATAGTAAACAGTTTTTAGCTTCCATTTCTACCTCTCAAACAAATATTTCAACAACTATACCGGGGATGGAGGGCCACAAAATAACAAAAGAAAATCAAAGAACACAAGAGGGCAGAAGCTTTAATGAGGAATACCTTGCCCTGATAAAAGGATAAAACATGGCCATAAACGAAAAGAATACAAGAAATCCATCATCTCCTTTATTTAAGAGGCTAACAAGACTCCTATCTGGCCCAATTGTTAATTATCAGACACAAATTGCACGCCAGGAGCGCCGCCGCGATCTAGATAAATATCGTTATCGTTTCCACTCAATGAGTGGTCAAGAATTTAAGAGGTCAGATAATAATTTTTCACAAAACTTTAACATGATGACCTCGGCCGCATTTCGTGCCCAGAATCGTGCTGAACGTTATGTAGATTTTGAGCAAATGGAGTATATGCCCGAAATTGCTTCTGCGATGGATATTTATGCAGACGAAATGACGACATCCAACGAATATGATCGTTTATTAAATGTTTCGTGTATGAATCTTGAAATTAAAACAATTCTTGAGTCTTTATTTTATGATGCACTTAACATAGAATTTAATGCATTTGGCTGGGCTAGATCTATGTGCAAGTATGGTGATCTCTTCCTCTATTTAGATGTGGATGAGAAGCTTGGATTAACATCAATAATTGGTATGCCAAACAATGAAGTAGAAAGGCTTGAAGGCCAAGATCCCACAAATCCCAATTATGTTCAATATCAGTGGAATGGTGTCGGCATGACCTTCGAGAACTGGCAGGTTGCTCATTTTCGTATTTTAGGTAATGATCGCCATGCCCCGTATGGCACGTCTGTTTTAGATCCAGCTCGCCGTATTTGGCGCCAGCTCTGCTTATTAGAGGATGCTATGATAGCATATCGTGTTGTCCGCGCCCCAGAACGTCGAGTATTTAAAATTGATGTGGGGAATATTCCTCCACAGGATGTTGCCCAATATATGGAAAAAGTTAAATCTGAGATGAAGAGAAACTCAATTGTTGATGCTACTACTGGTCGTGTAGATCTTCGTTATAATCCTTTGTCTCTTGAAGAAGATTATTTTATTCCCATGCGCGGCGGTGTTGGTTCTGACATCATATCTCTTACTGGAGCTAAATCTCTTGATGATATCGAAGATGTTAAATATCTAAGGGATAAAATGTTTTCGGCTCTTAAGATTCCACAATCCTACCTCACGAATTTAGAAGGAGCCGAAGAAGATAAATCCACATTAGCTCAAAAGGATATTCGTTTCTCGCGCACAATTCAAAGATTGCAACGATCATTTGTCTCTGAGTTAGAAAAGATGGCCGTAGTTCACTTATATACTCTTGGTTTTCGCGGGGACGACTTAATTAGTTTTGAGTTGTCATTGAACAATCCTTCTCGTTTGGCCGAACTGCAACAATTAGAATATATGAAAACTAAGTTCGATGCGGCAAATGCTATTCCCGAGGGCACTTATAGTAAACATTGGGTTGCCCACAATATTCTTGGTATGTCAGATGAAGAGTTTTTACGAAATCAACGCGAGTCTTTCTATGATCGAAAATATCAGCAAGAACTTGAAGCGATTGTGGAAGAAGGAGCAGAAGGGATGCTTGGCGGCGCTCTAGGCGAGGAAGGGCTTGGTGGCGAATTAGGTCTTGGTGGCGAACTTGGCGCAGCCGGAGAAGTAGGTGGCGAAGAAGAACTTGGCGCAGCCGGAGAAGTAGGTGGCGAAGAATCAGCTCTCTTAACTGCACCAGCTCGAAGAGAAGATATGAACGAAGATGATGGAGATGTGAGAAAATATGAGAAGAGTACATACACAACTGTTCGCAAACGCGGCGGCGATGACCGGCGTACGGGCAGACACGGTCCTGTTAGTAAACATATCCAAAAAAGCGCGTTACCAGAACCGGGAACCCTACGAACAGATCGAACTCGTAATCCGGGGAAAATTAAAACATCTGATTTAGGGATCGGAAACTTTGATTTTAAATCACTAATTGGTCTGGAAGAGCACAAGCAATCTAATTATAATAATAGTGAGAAACGAATGTTCGAAAATACAATAAGAGTTCGTAGGCTTGTGGAACAACTAGAGAAAAAAGAGGCCGAGAAAGATGAAACATAATAAGAAGCGTAACACAGCATTCATTTATGAAATTCTTACACAAGAGCTAACAAGAGCCATTATTGATAAAAGTGCCAAAAGAAAAAATAAAGTTGTAGTAATTCTAAAAGAGCATTTTATAAAAGGCGAAACACTAGCACAGGAATTTGAACTCTATAGTATTTTATTGGAAACTACAAATATACAGCCGAAGATTGCTGAGAGGCTGCTTCAAGAAACCAAGCAGGCTTACTCTAAGTTAGACGAGGGTACAATTTTCAAGGCCCAGTCTCAAATTATAACAGCTATTAATAAAGGATTGGGTCAAGAGGTATGGTCTAATTTTGTTCCGAATTTTAAATCTCTTGCTTCGGTGAATGCCATTTTTAGCCCCAAAACAACAGTTAAAAAGAAAGTTTTATTTGAACAAGCTATTGTTGATAGGATGAGTAAAAAACAAATTCTTTTTGATCCTAGTAAAATGCAATCTCTTGACAGTTTAACCTATAACTCATTTATTAAAAAGTTTAATAAAAAGTATGGCGGCCTAATACAAGAGCAAAAAGATCTGTTAAATCGTTACATTACAAGTTTTGCAGATGATGGATTTGAGCTGCGACTCTACCTTAATGAAGAACTATCAAGGCTAAAGAGCTTACTTAATAAAGCGGCAGAATCCGAGCTAGAACCTCTCATTTCGCAAAAAGCTAATGAAGTCGTAGAATATCTGAAAGAATTCCAGCGTCGAGAATTTACTGAAGTAGATCTTAACAAAGTTTTAAAAACTCAAGAACTTGTGCAGGAGTTAGCAGAAAAATGATCACGATTAAGATAGGAGGCCCTCAAGCAACAGTAGAACTTAATGCTCGCAGGGCACTTGATGGTTCTTTGCTTATTATGGATCATAAAAAGATTGACATTGCTGTTATGCCTGACCAAATGAAAGTTGTGACCTTTCCAAAAACAACGGCTACGGAAGATGTTTATGAATACCAAAATCGACTTTTGGAACTTTTAGCAGATAAAGGTATTATCGATCGAACCTCCATTCAAGGGGGTAGCTTATTTCGTTCCCTCGAAGCAGAAGTTTTTAAGAATGATCAAATCAATTCCTTGCAGGCGGCTGTATTTGTAATATCCGAATTTATTCAACATGAGGCACACTACGAACAAGTTGCTGATCAATATGAAAAAGATCTTGAAGCCATGTATACCCACCCGACCGACCGTGACTCTACCGAATATGGCGAAGTCCCACAGTATGCCGAGAAGGGTTCTATGCGCCCGGGCTACTATTACTATCCATTAAGAAATCGATATTAATATGCAATTGTTATATTTCATACTTGCCGCATACGGCATGACTTTTATTTTAGTATATGGATCGATTTTTAATTGTATCCGTCCCAAGTGTGGTAGCTATTGGGGCATAGGAAGATTATTTCATTGCCCTTTGTGTATGGGGTTTTGGGTTGGTGTGTTTCTTTGGGGCGTAAGTCCTATGACAGAACTATTTAATTTTAGCAACAGTCCAGTAACGGCGCTTATTTGCGGTTGTATTGGTGCTGGAACGTCATTTGCACTGAGTGCAATGGTAGATGATGAAGGAATCAGCTTGGTTCACAAAGGAGGTGAGGATAATGAAAAAATGGCAACTGCAGCCCGTCCGACGCTGCTGCAAGGGTAGCATACTTTAGGTGGAGTCGAAAGGCTTCACGCTAAATAAAAGGAAATAAACTATGGTATATAGAAAAAATGTAAAAAGAATAGATCCAAGATACTTTTTGGACGAGACAGTGAATCGTGGTGAAGAACTTGAAGAAACAGCGCTGAATGAAAACGAGCAGCTGAAAGCTTTAATGCCGAAGATCAAACAGATCCCGATAAATCATCCGAGCACAGACGCCTTCAAGGCTAAATATGCTAGGAAAGCCAATTTGGCTGCGGGGCGAGACAAGGATGACGCATGGGGTGAAGCGTGGGTTAGCAACATGTTAACACAGCCTCTTTCGGAATAATAAGAACAATGCCCCAACTTCTACGAGAATACTATGAGCTATGCGAAGGCGGCGTCTGTCAGGATCTTTTGACAGAAGCCGAGAAGACCTTTGTTAAAGAAGGGGGTATGATGCTTTCTGGTAAGCTTCAAGAGGCAGATTGTCAAAACGGTAACGGCCGCGTATATCCTCGCGGTATTTTGGAACGAGAGGTAAAGAAATATGTTCAGATAGTTGAAGACCATCGTGCATTGGGGGAGTTGGATCATCCCGATTCTTCGATTATAAATCTTGCAAATGTTTCCCACATGGTGACAGAAGTATGGATGGATGGTCCATCGGTTATGGGTAAGATCAAAGTGCTCGATACCCCTTCTGGTCAAATTTTGCGTGCTCTCGTAGAATCCGGAGTAAAGACAGGTATTTCTTCTCGTGGAATGGGATCTGTAAAAGAACAGATGGGCAAAACAATTGTTGAAGACGATTTTCAGCTAATTTGTTTTGATATTGTATCGGAGCCATCTACACCTAATGCGTTTATGTCATTGTCAGAAAATAGGCTCATGAATGAGCAAGTGCAGAAAAATAATAAAATTATTAAGTTAATGGATGAAATTGTTGGTGGATGATGAAAAAATCTGAATTAAAGAATATTTTAAGGCCTCTAATAAAAGAGTGTGTAAAAGAGGTGATTTTAGACGATGGGATTCTTTCGGGTATTATATCGGAAGTTGCCCGCGGAATGGGTGCAATTCAAACGAAACAACTGCCAGCAGGCACTCCCCCAGTAGATCTCGTTACCGAGGGAATAAATCGAGAGACCTTTGATAAACAACAGATAAATAAATTTGATAACCATAAAAAGCAATTAATGTCTGCTATTGGCAAGGATGCTTATAATGGCGTGAACCTATTCGAAGGGACGAGCCCGGGTCTCTCTGAAACAAATACAACACAGATGGCCTCCCCTTTATCAACGCAAGCTGCGAAAGACCCAGGTGTTGATATATCCAATTTATTTGGTTTAGTAGGCGAACATTGGAACGCCCACATGGACGAAGTAAAATAAAGAAAGCAGGTAAATTATGGCAATAAACATTGAGGTCCAATTACGACGAGGAGAAAGCTCCGAACACTTAATTAGAAGATTTATTAAAAAGTGTAAGAAAGAAAGAATTGTAGAAACCTATCATGCAAGAACCGACCACTATATTAAGCCTTCGGTTAAGAAAAAATTAAAACGCGAGAAGGCTCAACGGGAAAGATTAAAGTTAGAAAGAAAACAACGTCATAAATAGTTTAGATAAAACAACTTGCAACGTGCTATTTATCAGATTCACCAAACTTTACCCATTACAAAGTTGGACTTCAAAATGTGGGGTCTTATCAAGTTTCAGGTGTTCCCTGGATAACTGGATCCAATGGTAGTCTTGTGCCGGGAGGCGAAGATAGAATTCAATTTCCATTTGTGGCTAAGTCATTCGTGATCGTAAATACAGATGCTAGTAGTGATGATATATATGTACACTTTAATGCAACAGGATCAGGTAATATAATTGGAGGTCTTCATTATTTTGCACTCAATGATAATAAAGACAGTATTACATTTAATACCAAATGTACAGAGATCTATATATCAGCGCCCGCGGGTAATGCAGGGAATGGATCTTACACCGTGGTAGCAGAACTGACGAGAATTGGCACCAACAGTATGTATGCCTTAACTGGGTCGGGCTTAACCGATTAGCTAAGGAGAACCTTTTTAATGCCGACATTTAAACCCTCACCAAATATAACATATGGCGCCACGAAGGCTTCTGGTTCATCCCACCAGTTTACCGGAAGTGTTAGCATTTCGGGATCACTGACCCTTAATGGCTCAGCTGTTGGTGGTGGCGGTTCTGGAGATGTTGTAGGCCCTGGGTCTAGTACCGACAATGCGGTCGCTAGATTCGATTCAACTACTGGTAAGCTACTCCAAAATTCGGGGGTCTTAATTGATGATTCTAATAATGTATCAGTTACAGACGGCGCCGTCACTCTGTCACGACCGGGAAGTAGCCAGTACCAGCTGCTACTATCTGCATCAAATCCTGACTTCCTGGGCATAGGAAATATTTATGGCGCGATGTTGTTTGGTGCCGGTGGCTT